CGTCAGGCTCCGGCCGTACCGTAGATGCCGAGCGGGTCGCTCACACCGAACGAGTAGCGCTCGCGGGCCTTGTACCGGACGTTGCCGGTTTCGAAGTCCCCTTCCATGTCCTGCTTGAGCGGGGCACGGACGAAGTGCTTCAGGCCGTTGGGCACGTCGGTCAGCAGGAACCACGCGTCGGGGTCGGTCAGCCAGTGGTTGACCGTGTACCCGCCGGGGATCGCGCCGTTCGACTTGATCGCGTTGATGTCGTTCTTCGCGAAGGCGCTCGCGCCGCCGGCCACGGTGCTCAGCTCGGTCTGCAGGATCCGCGTCGCCACGAAGGTGTTCGACGGGTGGATCACCAGCTTCTTGGGCTTGGCCGCGATCAGCAGGCCGCGCTCGTCGACCCAGGCCGCCATGTTGATGTAGGCGTCTTCCAGCGCGGTCTCGTTCAGGTCGACGTCGGCCGCCGGACGGTTCGCGTTGGTGAAGCCGCCGACCGTCGGGTGGGCGGTGGAGCACAGGGCCACACCGTCACCGTACAGGAACGAGCCGCTGAAGGCGTTGTTCAGGATCGCCGCGCCCTTCACCTGCTTGGTGTAGGCCATCGACCGCGCCAGCGCCTTGGTGTACCGGCCCGACAGGCTGTCGTACAGGTTGTCCTCGATCGCCTCTTCGGTGATGCCGAAGCCGAGCGCAATCGTCTCGTGGACGTAGCGCGCGACGTAGGCTTCCTGCCCGTTCTCGTAGGTGATGCCGGCGCCTTCCGACTTCGTCGGCGCTGCACCGAAGCCCGAGAGCTTCACTTCTTCTTCGAACGAGCGCTCGGAGTTCTCCACGTCGTAGAGCTCCTTGTGCTCCTCGCCGTAGCGCTTGTACTCGAGGCCGAACAGTGCGTTCAGGCCAGGGAGCAGCTCCTTGAGGAGCTGTGCACGAGACATCGTAGCCATTGCTGATCTCCTTGCTTAGATGCCGGTGCTCGAGCCCTGGAGCATGTTGGCGCCCGGGTTGAACATGACGAGGATGTTGGTGAACGAGTCGCCGATCGCGTCGGTTGGCAGCGTCGAGAAGTCGACGATGCGCAGGCCGATGGTCGCGGTCTGGGCGATGGTGGCGACGTCGGCGGCGACCTTGCTGGTGCCGTAGACGGTCGAGCCGGCGGTCTGCACCACGCCGATGTTCGCGCCGCGCGCGGTCTCGGGAACGGTGCCGCTGCCCTGGATCATGTAGATCACGGCCGGATCGTCGACGACGTACGCGTAGGCGTCCGAAGCGACAGTGCCGCCGGTCCACATCTGCGAAAAGCGGGGCTGCTTCGTCGACGGGTCGGTGTAGGTGCAGCCGACGAAGACGCCGGCGGTGCCTGCCGGGAACTGCGAAGCCGCGGTTCCCAGGGTCGAGACCTTTTCGCAGGTGCCGCCAGCGACGATGCTGACGATGTCACCAGTGAAGATCGACGTCGCGTAGTTGGTCGTGATCCGATAGAGGTTGGTCGCGCCCGCGAACGGACGGTTGCCAACAAGCTTCATCGGCTTGAGGCCGAAGGGGGCCGCAGTGGATGCCATTGCTGTTTCTCCTGTTGAATGCGGCCCCGAAGGATCAGGAGCCGCGGCCGAAGTTGCTGACCTTGGTGCGCCGGTCGTTGAAGATCGGCATGCGACTGTCGGTCTGCTCGTTGGCCAGCTGCTGGTCGACTGACTGCATCTGCTGGGCCGTGAGCGATTCGTAGTACTTGCGACGGGCCTCCGCCATCTCACGCGGCATGCGTGCGAGGATCAGGCCTCCGACTTCCACCAGCGTGGCATCGCCACGTTGACGCGCGTCGGCGAACAGCGCGAGCTCGGGATGTTCCTTCGGACTGACGGGCTCCCAACCTTCACGCATCTTCTTGCTCATGTTGGTGGGGTCTTCGCTGCCGAAGAACGATCGCCGGATCCACCGGTACACGTAGTTGTCGTCCGTTTTCGGGACGGGCAGCGTGCTCGATGGCTTCCACGTCATGGGCTTCTCGGTGACAGCCCGCTTGGTGGAATCTCTCGGGGTTCGGTCCTGCGTTTGCTCAGCCATTGCGCTTCTCCAGTTCGACGAGGGACGCAGCGTACTGCTGCGTGGTCAAGCCCAGGCGCTTGGCCATGGACTCTTGGGACTTGGTGAGGGTGACGACCCTTTTCCCCGACGCTGAACGTCTGACTGGTGCAACGGGTGTCCGAGGCTGGGGCTCCTGCTCACGGCGCGCGTTGCGCTCCGGAGGGTCATCCTGCTCTTCGAACCGGTCGGGAAAGACTTCCCGCATGCGGCGGTCGATCGCGCCGTAGTAGCCGTCCGGGTCGGTGGCCGCCGTGATGCCCTGCTTGGCAAGCTTGGCGTCGACCCCGTATGCGAAGCTGGTCATCTCGTCGTCGTCGCCAAACCAAGTGTTCTTGGTGGCCCAGGCCTGCGCTTTCGCGTCGGGCTTGGGGGCATTCTGACGGGGCTG